TTCTTGATCATTATTGAATACTATATCTTTATCCGCTCTAGGAATACTTTTTAACATACCCTTATAGCGTAAAGATTCAGCTAATGCTAAAGCACCATAGCTTTTAGGTGTACCACTTCCTTCATCAGGAATATTAGCAGTATATAAAGGACTATTATCTCTTCTACCCAATCTATCTTTACCTAATGGGTCTTTTTGTGTACCAACGATAGATGTTTTTTCTTTAGGACGACCAACAGGGCGTTTTTCATCATATCCGGGTGGTACGCTTTGTTTACCTACACCATTTCTACCAGTACCATATAGTGTAGCTAGATCATGTGGTGTACCATATGATTTACCTGTTTTAGCGGGATCATTACCTTCGTTTTCAATTTGACCTAAACGGAAATTACGTTTCATATCTTCACGTACTAAATCACGGAATTCATCTAATTGATCTTCTGAGAATTCAAATATTTGGTCATAAATCCAATCTGATGGAAGTAATTTACTATCTTGGATATCTTTAGCTAATGCTATTTTTTCTTTCCAAAGTGCAATTTTTTCCTGTTCGTATATAATAGATGGGGTTGTTAAACTAAGTTCAAAATTAGTTAATGATTCATCTTCATATCCTTGAGTGTATAAATGTACTAAAGCTATCTTATACAATTCAGAGGTAACAATACGCTGAATACGTTCTACTGTGCGAGCGAAACGAATATCTTCAGCTGCTAATGTAGCTTTACCAGTTAAATCTTTTTCAAATCCAAAGAATGCTTTAGGTACTTTAAGTGCTGCTAACATCTCATCACGTAAGAAACTTACGTCTTCAATAGCATTATATTCTAAACCTTTAATAGTGTCTATAGAGGTTGATGTATCATTACCTCTTACAGGTATATAATAATCTTCCATCATATTCATCATATTATATCTAAGATTATACTCACCCGTTTGTTGATCTACATAAGGTGTTTTCTTAGTTCGTTGCATTAGCTTTTGCATGTATGTATCTACCTCATTTGGTGGAATATTACCTACATTAACTTTAAATACACGTTTTTCTGGGGCACGAGTAACACGATGTAATAACATCGCGTCTTTCATAAGCGTATATTGCTTATATGTTTTACGAGCGGGTTCTATATAGCTACGCCCATAAGGTAAATAATTAGCGTCCGTTAATAAACGGAAGTGAGCAATTTCATAATTATCAAATGAAATTCTACCTTCTCTATCAGTAGCTCTTGCCCTAATACCACCAGCTGCTATGACTGATGGGTCAATTTTAAAAGTTACTTTAGATGGATTTGAAGGATCTTGACCTTCTTCACGAACCATATCATAAACTGATAATGGTGTTACATTATATATACCATATTCTTCTGCTACTTCTAGATGTAAATAAAAATCACCATATTTACACATATTTCTAATCCACACCCATAAGTTAAATTCAATATTTAATATATCATAAAACAAATTATAAAGAATACGTTGAATATTTTCATCAGAGGAACGTATTTGTATTACTTCTTTTGCTTCATTTTTTAAAGTAGATTCGTCGGCTATTATATCTAATGCGGATGCTATGATAGATTCAGTATCCATTGCTTCATAATCAGTATATAACTGAATACGAAGTGTTTGATAATTCATCGTCGGATTGTAAGGCATATTAGCTCCGTATCGATGTAATTTTGTAAATCTATCTATTAAGGCGTTAGTTTTTACGTTTCCGTATCCTTGAATTTTATCTACATCATATACTTTAAGTTGTTTACCTCCAACGTTACGAATAATAACATCCGTTGAAAATAATCGACTTAAACGTGTAAATAAACCCGTATTATTATTAGCGTTTTCTGCCATATTTTTGTTTTATATATTAATAAATATAATAAATATTGTATTTTTAAAGAAGCCACGTGATGTCTTCTTGTTGTCCGTTAATGTCTATCAAATATGGATTTTGAGGTCCGTTGGGTCCACCCATACCAAATGTAGGATACATGGAATTATATCCTGTTTTTGTAAATCCATCTAATACTGCTCTGTTCATATCTTTCCCATGCATTGAAAATTTAAGTGCTGTATCTCTTACGAATAAACCCATTGATAAAGCCATTACTAAATCATCATTATAACCCGATTGTGCTTGTGGTTTACCGTTTAACCAAATGAAAACTTTTAGTTCTTCAAGTAAACGTTTTGAATGAAAAATAAATGTCTTTTCCCTAATATACGACTCTAATTTAGAGATAACAAGTGGTCTTGTTTTAGAAGACATAGTAAAACCTGGTATAGTATTATCGCTTTCCATTTTAGCTAAAAATTTATCTACACTCATATCTCCATATGATCTGGGAGAATAATATAAGTTAGGATAACCACGTTCAATAATAGTATTAATTACATCCCACCCAATATTAGCATTTTCTACTACTAGTAAAGCATTATTATATTCAGAAGCAACTGATACTAACATATGTCCAAATTCACGGGTAGGAATATGAGATTTAAATTCTGCTACCTGTTCACAATTTTCAGTATCAATAATATGAAATGTAGAATAATCAGCACCATCACCTCTAGCTACGTCCGCTACTACTATGTAGTCTCGACTATAGTCAGGATATTGCCATACCCAATAATCACCATTTATAAATCTTTTTTCTACAGGTTCTGTAACATAAGTTTGTTCAAAGAAGGATAATGTTTCTGATTCTACTAATGTTGCTCCTGATCCTAAAAAGTCACAATCATATTCTTGAGCAAATTCACGTGTAGACATATTTGCTCGTTCTTTTTCCTCCCACGCCTGATCTCTATCAGGATGTAAATTCCATTTTAATTCTATTGGTATAAAGTCATTTTTTCCTAATGTAGATTCTACCCAGGTTTTATGAAACCAATTTCCTACACCATTTGGTGAAGATAAAGCAATACATCCACCTCCCGTTGCTAGTGTTGGTTTAATACTGGTGTATATTTTATCAATACCTTCAATAAAAGCAGCCTCATCTATTAATAATAAAGATACAGCATATGAACGACCAGCATCACTTGCCGCTGACGTTGCTATAATTTGTGATCCGTTTGGTAATTTTAATGATAATTTATTATTAGATTCGGGTTTAGTACCTCGTAGCCAACTAGGTAAATTTTGGTACATAAATTGTACTTTTTCAACCATATTAGCTGCTGTAACCTGTTTTGTAGCTATACAAAGTACAGTTTTATCTTTATTAAATAGCATAATCCATAGCGCATAACCAGCACATAAAGTCGATATTCCAAGCTGTCTTGATTTATTTATAATGCTGTAGTCATTTTCTCTAAACGCATTTAAAACGTTTTCTTGAAATGGATATAGATGAAATAGTACTCGACCTCTAACAGGATGAGATATATAACAATATTTACGAAAAAAATGTACAGGATCTGTGGCGCATTTAATGTATTCTGCTTTAATTATTTCTTTTATTTTATCTTGCTCATTCATATATTAATATTGTATATAAATATATAAAAAAATCCCAACTTTATAATGAAGTTGGGACTATTATTAAATAAGAATATATTGTTAGTTTATACTACCTTTAATACCAGGTACCATTTGTTTAATTTGTTCTTTAGAATATGTTTTTTCAAGTGGAGTATCATGTAACCAAACATTACCTTTAACTTTTAAATTAGGGGGTAATGATGATATTGAAGAATATTCTAAATGAATATCACCAACAACACTTAAACCATCTGGAAGTGATGTTAGATTTTTACAAAAGCTTAAATAAAGATTACTATATATTACTCCTAAACTAGAGGGAAGTGATTTGATTGGGGTATTAGATAAATCAAGATTACCTCCTATATTTAAATCAAAAGGAAGTGATGTAATTGGTGTATTACGTAAATAAAGACCAGATTCAACAAATAAACCATAAGGAAGTGATGTTAAGTTTTTACAATCCTCTAATTGAAGATATCCGTCAATTTTTAAATCATCAGGGAGTGACGTTATTAAACTGTCAGATAAATTAAGACTACCACCAACTGATCTTAAATTATCAGGAAGTGATGTAATAGGAGCTCCATTTAATTCAAGATCACCTTCTCTACCATCTTTAATATATTGTTTGATTTGTTTTTGAACAGCTATAAAGTAATTTTTAGCACGTTCTTCTTTAGAACGACGAGGAACTAATATATTATTTTCTAGTATGTCGAGTAGTTTAATCATTATGATATACCTATAATATTAGTAAATTTTTTAATATCACTCGTTGATATTTGGTCATCTAACCCATCATATCCATCTATTTTACCATCATCTAAAACAGCTAAAGCTACTACTTCCATAGCTTTATATTTTTCTAATCTTTTATCTTTTTTATGTTGACCAGGAAAAGCTTGTTTTAGTTGCTCTATCATCTCAGGTGATTTTACTCTAATATAATAAAAGGTTACATTATAGTTATAGTAATAATCATTCCAGTGATCGGGGGCTTTATATGTTGTGCACCATGCTGAATCTTTACCTTCTTCACAATCTCTAAAAGCGAATTTAGACAGACCTAATTTACGTGATGCTTCATGGGTGTGTGGAGACATAATTAATAGATCTGAGTTGTTTATTACTACATCATAATCAGATTCTAGGTCTTTTACTGATACTCCTTCACCAGATTGATTAATTTGGGTTACTTCATTATGTAGTTCTCCAAATGATTTAAATTGGTTTATGTCTTTTGTCTTAGCTTTACCCTTATTCAAGAATGTATTATATTCTTCAATTGTGTTACGCAAATCATCTATGTCGGGTTTTTCAGTTATCCATATTTTAGACATCCATCCTACAAACTTTTTAGTAGGAGTAGGATCAATATCTATAATTTTTTTTAAATCATCCTCAGATAATTCACCTTGGTTAACATATTGTTTACCTTGTTTTATACTCTCTATTATAGATTGTTTATTTTCTTTAAGTAGTTTGGGTTGTGTTAGTTTCATTTTATTATTTTAAAATTTTACATAAATATTACCTTTTACACCAGGTGCCATTTGTCTAATTTCTTCTTCGGTGTGAGTTTGGGAGAGTGGAGTACCAGTTAAATTAAGAAAACCTCCAACTTTTAAGTCAGATGGAAGTGATGTAATTGGGATATGACTTAAAGAAATATCACCTTTAACTTCTAAACCAGGAGGAAGTGATGTAATTTTGGTATTAGCTAAATTAAGACCACGTCCAACTTTTAAGCCAGGAGGAAGTGATGTAATTAATGTATATTGTAAATCAAGAAAACCTTCAACTTCTAATCCAGGAGGAAGTGATGTAATTGGGACCTTAATTAAAGAAAGATTACCTTTAACTTTTAAGCCAGAAGGAAGTGATGTAATTTTGGTATTAGCTAAATTAAGACAACGTCCAACTTTTAAACCAGGAGGAAGT